ACTATTGGGAATATCTTTAAGATCCTCACATGCCCAACTAAATTGACAAATCTCGCCAGTTTTTTGGTTGACCACATCACAAACTGTTTTTGGATATTTTGGACTTTTTACTCTATTTAAAATTACCTGCCCAACAGCAATTTTGCCTATTAAGCTTTGTGTAGCTGCTTCATAGTAAATGCCTTCTGCCATGCATCTTGCTTCATTCAAATTAACTTTCAAATTGCGTTCAGCTTTGGCTTTGGTTTGTGAAAAATTTGGGATGGCGTTAGCAATAAACTCTTGCGCATCATCAAACATTTTTTGATAGTAACTTAATTTTGTATATTGATCAATATTCATCCAAAGACTGAATACTAATGCCAAAATTAAAAATGGTGTCAATGTTATTCTAATAATATCTCTCATATCATTCTCCCAAGTTAAATTATTTAAATTTAAATGATCGGCAATAGTCTAAAACTAAAGTTAGATCATTGAACGCAATTGTTTGGCATATGCCAAAGCATCCATTTTATTCGTAACCGGTATATTGACTGATTCTAATCGATTTAAGTTACGAGTTTCCAATAAGCTAGCGACTATAGCTTCCCCATAAACGTCGTCAGTGGCCATTCTAGTTATTAGTAAGGATGTACCTATATCAAAACTATCAGATGCAATACTAGATAATTGACTTATAAAATCATCAACATCGGCAGTTGTTGCTGATGTATTTTCTGGATCAATTTTTGCAGATTTTCTATTATTAACTTCGTTGACCAATTTAGTAGCACTATTAATCATTTTTAAGTTATTCTTATTAAGAATATTTTGTAAAGATGGCTTGGAGTTAATTATTTCAATTAGCTCTGCCAATCTATTCTTGTCGAGATTATTTGATGATTGGATATAATTATTAAAGGCAATAATATCCGTATCATTAGCCAATAGTTCTTGTTGTATGTTAGCAGCATCTAATAGATCGTCAGCATATCCTATACCGGCAACGGATCCCAAAATATCCGTAACTCTAGGATTTTCAAAAGGACCAGCTCCTGACCCATAACTTTCTTTAGTTTTATCAACCAAATCGATTAATAATTGATCAGGGGACGGGGTCTTTAGTTTATTTAAATTTGGAAAATCTCCAACCTCTATACTTCCATAAAAATTAGATAATTCTGCCGCAGTATTAAAATTGCCACCTATATTGGCTAATTTATTGGATAAATTTTTTAACGAACCCAATCTATTAGCAAGTTTTGGTGGAAATAAGTAGGATATTTGTAAAGCTTCTTCTAAGCAACAAAGCGGTTTATATGGATTAAGGCCAGTCACTGCCTGTATTTCTTCTATAGCTTTTTCTTCAATGGTCGATAATACTGAATTAACTGCACCAACATCTGCTTCATCAAGTTGATTTATATCGACACCAGCATTGGTCAATTTTTCTAATAGATTACCAACATTTCCCAATCCTTGTTTAATCAAATTGGCACAAAGACTTCTTGGATCAGAAATTGACCCCAAATCATTTAAATTAAAAAAAGAACCTAAATGTTGAAATTCCTCTGCTAACAATGATATAGTGTCTGAGTCAAATTGACTGGTCACACCACCAGTTATCAAGTCTTGAAAATTATTAAATTGAAACCCAAAATCATCAAAACTTTTAGTCTTAGCTTGCGACAATTCGCCATGTATAGTAAATGCCGTTGTTGCAAATGATGTAGCTTGATTAAACATAACCACAAATTTAGGAATACCGCCCGATATTATTGAATTTGCTGCTTTTTGTATTTCACCAGACAAATCATATTTGTTAAACGTTTCAGGAATGGAAACACCATTAGGAAAAAATCCTGTGAGAAAACTTGGAGCAAATTCCAATTCTTTTTTAATATCGACACTAAAACTAGATATTTTATTTTTGATAGATTTAGTAACACCTTGATTTGAAAATCTATCGATTGAAAGAATCAAATCTCTATTGATAGATAGGCCTTGCCCTTTAAGCAATCCGCTAGCCGCTATCAAAGTCACTGGTGTTAAATTAGACATAATTATTTAATTTGCTAGGTTTGACAACCCTGTCCCATAAACTCTATGATTCATAAATGTCATTACTCTACTAGCAGTATTGGCTTTTTTACCAGTACCAGCATATATACTAACATGTATCCAAGCGACTAGTGGTCCTCTTGCCGTATGATACTCTAATAACAATTGATCAAATTTGACATTATCTCTAATCCATTGGGCTATTGCAAAATAATCACTGGGAGGTATACTACCTCCCCCGGTACGATTAAACTGAAGATCGGTTGCTTGACCAGTTCCATGCGGCCCAGCACCAATATTACTACCAGTTCTTAAATTATTAGTCATTACTGCATTAGGGTATCTAGTCTTGATCGGTTCCCAAACATTGGAGCACAAACTGGCCAAATTACAAACTATTTCGTCGGGTTTTAATCCCATTTGAGGAGGCACTGCTGAAATTTTATTATTTGGTAATACCGGTAATTTATTTATGAAATCGCCTAAAGTTGTATTTGCTGTCAATTTTGTTGATAAAGTAAATCTTCTATGAATTTCTTCACAGTCCACCGCCATTGGTCCTGGATCTTTTGGCGGAGTCCCATCAGTTTCTTTAGCAACTGTACTATTACCTTTATCTATTGCTGCCTGATTAAACACCCCTGCTGCTACTTGTTCTTTAAGATAAGCATTTGCTTTAGCTGCACCCTCAGGAGTCCCATCATCTATGTCGTCTGCAACAAATTGTTGTGCTTCGACTGTGGCTAAACTAAGCCCAGGATCATTATTTGAAGCACCGGCACTGACATCACCAACAAGAACTGTTGATGCAAATGGTAAACGACCATAAGTTACCGGACCTCCCATATATCACCCCTTTAAATAATAATCGAACCTTTACTAACTGGTTGAATACCAGTAGTAACTTGAATATAATGATCTCGCATTTGAGCCATAGCTTCGCAAGTCATCATAACATGTTCAGATCTTACTTTTACAGATTTTTCTGGATCTAAACTAAACATGGCTTGCATAAGTGCAATACCCTTGGCGCTACCTAAAACTACGCAGGGCCTTTCTAGAGTATATATATCATTGTTAATGGCAGCAAGTTTAGCAATGATTTCATCGCCATTTACCAATTTCAATGCGATAATATCGTTAGTTTGATATGTGTTATTAACTAGCATCGTTTTCCTTACTTAATTGGTCAAATTGTTCGTCACTAAGTTTTGCTAGGCCTTGATATCCACCTTCTACGAACAATTCGCCATTTTTATAAATTTGTGGTACAGTTCTATGTCCTTGAGAGAGAATAAACTCTTTAGCAACCGAATCATGCTCAATATTAATTTCTTTAAATTGAACATTTTTATTTGTTAATAAAGTCTTAGCATGGCCACAAAAGGCACAATTATTTTTAGAATAGATAGTTAGCATATTTTTCTCTCTTATTATATATGTATCTTAGTTTAAAACAAGTTAAACTAATTTTTGAAACACACCAATTGTTAGATGTGCGTTTTCCAAGGACGGTGATCAGCCAAACCACCAATGTTGGGATTATCTACAATGTTATTTCCTACAAATTTTGTAGGTAAATCGTTGATATCATATGTATTCCAATATCTATTAGCATTTCCAGCACCTTGTCTTTTAGACTGCGCCAAATCTAATTTAGCTTTTTGGCGAGACTGTTTTGTGGGAAGGTTTGATATTCCGTTAGATGACATAATAAATCCCCTTATATGTTATTTATACAAAATAACCCTACAGGCTAAACCCTTTGAAGGTATTGTTATCCACGTCCTGAACTGTGCCACCAATAACATAAGAACTGATTTCTGATTCTTGAGGAGCTATTTGTACTTCTGACCCTGCAATCCATTTAGCAGTCCAAGGCAAGGGATTACTACCAGGCTTAATACCACAATTTAATCCAATAGCAGTCATACGCTTACATGTTAACCAATCTACATAATCACACAATAATTGTTTATTGAGACCAATCATACTACCATCTTTGAACAAATATTCAGCCCAGGCTTTTTCCTGTTCAGCAGCTGAAAGAAACAATTGCTCACATTCAGATTTCGTTTCCTCACGCAATTCAGCAAATGTTACATCATCCTCGGGCAACAATTTAATCATCATCTGTGTACTACCCAAATGAATATTTTCATCACGGCAAATCAATTTAATAATCTTAGCATTGCCTTCCATTTTCTTCAATTCAGCAAAAGCCCAACTACAAGCAAAACTAACATAGAAACGAATACCTTCCAAAGCATTTACACTATTGATACAAAGCCATAGTTTTTTCTTCAATTCTCTTAAAGAAATGGTTATCTTTTTGTCATTGACTGTATGCTCGCCTTCGCCTAAAAGTTTATAATAAGACCCATACTCAATAAGGGCATCATAATATTTGCTGATATCGGCAGCACAGTTAATAACTGGTTCAATATTAACTAAATCATCAAAAATTTCACTTGGGTTTGAATAAATGTTTCTAATAATATGTGTATAACTTCTACTGTGAATTGTCTCATTGAATGCCCAAGTTTGGATCCATGTTTCTAATTCAGGAATAGTAACAAATGGTAGTAGGGCCAAATTAGGACTACGACCTTGCACACTATCCAATAAAATTTGACGTTTTAAATTGCTAGTAAAAATGTGCTGTTCAAACTTGGTCAATTCCTTAAAGTCTTTGGCATCACGCATAACATCAATTTCTTGTGGTTGCCAAAAGAACCCATTTTGTTTAGTAGTTAACTTTTCAAATTGACTATATTTCACAACGTCATATCTTTGAATAGGGCTAGATCCCTGAGCATCTAGAAATGCTAAACTATCCGTATGATGTTTTTTATTTGCAATATTAAATACTGACATTTTTATACCTTTATGTTTAATTTACCTGTTGTCTATTTAACTGTTCGAATAATGGATATAAAATGTTTCTTTTTAATTCCATTAAATTGAATAAATGATGTGCTCCACGCTGTGTGGTTAAATTTTCAGATAATACAAAGACATATCTTTGATTGCCCATATCCCCAATATATTTTTCAAGCTCGTCAACTGCGGATACGCCACTTAACACATATTGATGTTTGCTTGTATCAAACACTGAAACTTTCTCGCCTCTATCTACCATACCGCGCCAAAGCCTAATTGCGTCATCAGACATAATACTGTCGCTTGAGAACGTCAAATGCAAATTTGATAAATCCTTCTTTATTAGTAAATATACTTCGCTTGCATAAGGAGGGGATTTTGGTGGTAATTGTGGATTTTTTGATGTCAACACTACTTTACAAAAATTTCCGTTAATTTCAGTATCTACGATAATCAACACACTAATTGCGTTTTTATCACCAACCCAATAAGTTATTTGGTTGCCCAATAAAGTTTTAAATACATTGTCGCCCAACGATATAATTTCGGCCCCGTCACTTATATTTTCTTGTAGCATTTCCAGCTGTGCAGGAAAATCATTTCCGCCCTGTGCTCGCCATGGCATCTCTGCAAGAAAAGTTCGGTGAAAGGCTTCGTAGTTATTCATTTTTTAGATAACACAGCTATCGCAAGAATCTTGATCATCAACATTAGTTGCGGACTGTGGCTTATTTAATTGACTTTTCTTTGCTGACATTTTTTCAACATCGATTTCACCCTGACCATCATTGGTTTGGAAATAATATAATTGTTTGCCGCCAAATTTGTAAAACATTAATAAATGTTTCAACATCTCACTCATAGGGATCTTCTCATCATCAAAAAATTGAGGATTGTAAGATGTGTTAACACTTATGCCTTGATCAATGTATTTTTGAAGTATCGCACAAAGTTTTAAATAACCTTCGGGACTACGTTGATCCCATAACAACTCATATTTATTTTTAAGTTTTCTATATTCAGGAACAACTTGCTTTAATACCCCATCTTTACTTTGTTTAATACTCACGTAACTACGTGGAGGTTCAATTCCATTTGTTGCGTTAGCGATCTGGGCAGAAGTCTCGGATGGCATTAGAGCCATGAGTGTGGAATTGCGTTGACCATATTGTTTAATTTGTTCACGCAATTGGGCCCAAGGCATACGCTCTTGATATGGAACAAGTTCGTCTACTTCTCGTTTTCTAGTATCAATTGGCAGACGACCATCTGCACTTTTTAAATCTTTCCAACGAGTACATGCTCCCTGTTCCTGAGCCAAATCTGCACTGGCCTTAATTAAATAATAACTCCAAGCTTCGGCATATTCATCAACCAGTGCCAGTGCTTCAGGACTGCTATAAGATAGGTTATTTTTAGCCAAAAAGTACGCAAAATTAATGATTCCGACGCCTAAAGGCCTAAATTCTTGGGTGGATTTTTGCGCTGCTAGTATAGGGTAGTTCTGATAACTTAACAATGCATCCAAGCCCCTAACTGCCAACTTACATTTCTTTTCAAAATCCTGAGGGCTTTTGATATTTCCCCAGTTGATGGCAGACAATGTACATAATGCAATCCTACCATCGGGATCATTAATATCATTGAGTGGAACTGTTGGCAAATCTATTTCTGCACAAAGATTGCTCATCTTAATTGGTGCTACATCTTCTTTAAAGGGACTGTGAGTATTAGCATGATCCACATTCTGTAGATATACACGACCAGTATCTTTTCTTTCTTGCATAAATGCGCTGAAAAGATCAATAGCCTTAATTGTTTTTTTACGAATTTTTGGATTCTTTTCTGCACGTTCATAAAGCTCTTTAAACTTGTCTTGATCGGCAAAAAAGGCATTATACATATCAGGCACATCATTGGGACTAAAACAAGTAATGTCTCCGCCAGTAATTAAACGTTCATACATGAGCTTGTTGAATTGAACGCCGTAATCCATATGACGCACACGATTTTCCTCTGTACCTTTGTTATTTTTCAGCACTAACAATTCTTCAATTTCCAAATGCCAGATTGGATAGTAAACAGTTGCAGCACCACCACGCACACCGCCTTGACTGCAACTTTTAACAGCACTTTGGAATAACTTCAAAAACGGAACAATTCCGGTATGATAAGCATCTCCACGTCTAATAGAAGAACCCAAAGCTCGAATACGGCCTGCACCTACACCAATGCCAGCCTTTTGACTAACATATTTAACAATACTGCTAGTAGTAGCATTGATACTATCCAAACTGTCATCTGACTCGATTAACACACAACTACTAAATTGTTTTTGTGGAGTTCTAAGTCCAGACATAACTGGTGTTGGCAGACTGATGTCATATAGACTAATTGCATCATAATAATCTTTTACCCATTGTAGTCGAGTTTCTTTTGGATATTTTTGAAACAATGTTGCGGCAATAAGAGCATACGCCATCTGTGGAGTTTCAAATATTTGTTTATGAACACGATTTTGAACTAGATATTTCCCACGCCATTGTTCCATCGCAACATAGACAAAGTTTTCATCTCTACGATGATCAACAAATGAATCAATAGTATTCCATTCTTCTTCAGAATAGGCCGAAAACAATTCAGGATCATAAAATCCCAAATCAGTATTAAACTTTACCAATTTAAAAATAGGCCAAGGTGTATAACTATTATAGACCTGTTTACGGAGATGATAATTAATCAATCTACCAGCAACATATTGATAGTTGGGAGTATCCTCAGTAATTAAATCTGCCGCACTTTTAATTAATGTTTCTTGAATGTCGCTAGTTTTTATTCCATTATAAAATTGAATATGACTTTTAATTTCAACTTCACTGGCACTGACTCCGGTTATGCCTTCGGTGGCCCAGAACACCACTTGGTGAATTTTTTCTAGATTTAAAGATTCCTTACTGCCGTCTCGCTTAGTAACGGTGATATTTGACATTGACTGTATCCTTGTTATTATTAATAGATGTCTAACTCTAACTGTGATGCGGAGTAGCTATATTTTAGCTCTAAGACATCTGCTAGCTGCTTTTTATTTACAACTGTATCGAATTCATAATTAAGCACATATTTCCCTTGACACATTTGGACTATATTGAAAATGTCCCCGTTTTCAGGGTTTTTATATATTGATAATTCGATATCTTCGGGCTTATGATCACTCAAATATAAAGTATATGCCATACCAAGTGCTTTGGCTAGATCACAATAGTAATTTTCATAGAGCAAATCCCATGGGTCTGGCCATGGAATTAGCGAATGCTTTCTATCTGGTTCCAGATATCTAGTGACATATGGAGCATAGCTCCAAAGATGCGCAGTTTTTTTACAGGCCTCGTCTAAACTCAACGTGCCGATTTCTACTCGAAACGCCTTCCATTCTCTAAGGCGCTCATCAGGGTTATTTGTCCACATCTTGATTATTAAAATATTATTTAACTGTTTTTATTATGTATTTTAAATATTTTTGTAATATTTTTCAACTCTTTCCCACCACTTATTTTCCCAATAATCGAAATCTTTTGGTTTCAAAATAAATTCTTGATATTGTGGTTCTCCCCACAAACCTGGTTCAATTTCTGGGGGTTTTACGCACATTAACACCACACCCTTGCGTATATTTGTGCCATGTACCTCATTATGAGCTAATGCATAGGCTACAAGTTGTATAAAATAGTCCTCAATCCATTCTTCTTTTTTTGGTTTATTTGTTTGTTTGTAATCTAAGATAGCCTCATCATTTAAGTGAATGCCGCACCCATCGCTAGTACCAGCATATAGCCCGGGAAAATACAATGGGACTTCCACCCCCCAGAATTCATTGACATTAATCAAACCCTTCTCAACGACACATTTAGCCATCTTAAAGCTTTGTTGACTATACGGGTTAGAGCCTGGCTTTCCCAAATCATCAGTTAAGATAAAATCCTCAAGCCATTTATGCATGCGAGTGCCTCGGGAAGCTGCTTCTGTAGTAATTTCCCTAGCCTTTTCCTCGCCCACACTTTTACGCCAACGTGCCAATCCTGCTTTTTTTTCTTCAGACTGTGTGGCATCTAATATGCTAGTTACCGAGGCAACTCTAGATCCATCAGGTAAACAATAGTGACGTCGTCCTTCGATAGATTCCCTCGGCAAGGGTTTGTAATTGAATTTATTAGTGATCAAATCATGGCCTCTTTGATCTATTGTAACAGATCAAATTGATAAAGCAAGAATGAGCCTTGCCAATCTAATATCAATCTCTCTTGCCTAATGCTCTTTTAGCCATAGCACCAACCGTTTTTTCAGTATCTGGCACTGGCACTTGTGGATTTTCTCCATCGATTTGATCTTGAGAATCTGTGGAAATATACACATAAGATACACCTTGATCATTATCTTTTATATCTTTGACTAATGCTTTTACTTTTGGATTTGATTTTACTGCATCTTTTAAATTTTCCGAAGTAAACATTTCAGTACCTGGCATATTTCTTAAAATATTTACAAGTGAAGACACCGTTATTCTGGGCTCAGTATGTGTATCTTGACTTTGATTTTTCAAAGTTCCGAGAGCAGAAATGATATTTTCATCACCTCGAGAGTCAGCAGCATCTTCTAAACCACCGCCCTCATCAATAGTTTCGATAACTTCTTCTTTAATAAATTCAAAAGCTCTCATCAATTAACCTTTAATTATTTTTAAAACAACAGATTATCGTTGTTCTCTTCCAATATCGATTGATGTATCGTCTAATTCGACTTCATCCTGATCAACATCATTTTCTGGTTCTGGCATTTCTAATTCAGGTTGTGGTGGCATTTCTGCACCTGGCATAGCCATATTTTGTTGTGGAGCGGCTTCTCCAGCCAATTGTCTTGCTGCCAAATCTGCTTGTTCTCTAGCTTGACCTAATTGATCCATCATACCAGTTAATAATTGGCCTATTGTGTTTTTAAAGGAATCGGCTTGTTCCATGCTGATTTGATCACGGATTGTATCAACCAATGCAGGCATCTGTTCAACTTGCATTCTACTAACTTTTTCTAACATATCCTGTATGCTATCTACCATATCTTTAGCAGCAAGAATGGCTTCGCTTTTCCCAATTTCACCCTCAGTCAATTTAGTTTGTTTTGAAATCCAATGATTCAATGCTTCACTGATCATAAAAAGTTCCATATATTTTGGATTTTTCTCGACTGTGTGCGAATCATAGCTGTGACGAATTTTATTAATATTTTCATTTACTAGATTTATCAAACTAGTGGCTTTGGAAAGTGTTAGTTTGTTATAGTCAATAGCAAACCCAAAACGGCTTTCCATAATATTATTCATTTTTTTTGTGGTGACTTTTGGTCCAATGTCTTTTAGTTTCATATTGTTTTCCAAATTCGTTAAGATTTAAACAAAGTTTGTTAGGTCAAAAATTATTGATCTATCCAAAGTTTAAAGTATTTAGTTAAATTTAAAGTTTTTTGTAATCTGTATTTAGCTTCTATTATCTCAATTTCTATAGTAGAAAGCATAATACTGGAAAAATCTCGCTGCCATTCATCTTTTTTACGAATAGCCGACGATAATCTATATTGATAGTGATCCATTTTTACATGACAATCAACAATTTTTGAATCAAATTCTAATATTTCTTTAGCTAATTTTAATCTTCGTCGCTGCTCACATAAACTATAAGAAATGGCAGATGTTTTACTACTAAAAACATACACTTTTCCATCCAAGTATTTTGTCAAATGCCAAATATTTTTTGAAATTTGTTTAATTGTATGTTTCCCAACAGCATATCCATTTTTGATAGGAATACATATTGGCACCGAATCATCAGACTTTGTTAAAAGTGGCAGGATTTCTTTAGTTTGCCATTTTTTTATATAATCAACTGTTTGATCAACAGCATGCTCGATATCCCCAACCGTAGGAATATCTTTTTTATTTTTTGATTTTTTTCGAGTAGACGATTTGGCCATTTTGATTTATTCTCAATAATATATCTTTATTAACTAATTGATTTGCCAAAATCTGTTGTCTAGGACTTAGGTCCGACTTATTTAATTTTTCACCGTCAGAAAACTTAGTCAACAAATCAGCTTCCTCATTGGTTATTGGTAACTGTATGTTATTTACTAGTTCTACGATCTTCATTTATTATTTAATGGAGTGAACTATCAGTGCAAAAATACCACCGATTAGTGCCGCCAAAACGGATATACCTATTGTAATAAATTGTTTGCTTTGAGCACTATCTGAGTCTGAAAGTTTTTCACGAATGAAAACGATATGAGACTCCAATTTCTCAACTTTTTCTTTAAGATTTTCTATTTTGTGGTCCAATGCAGAATACCTTTCTGCACACAGTTCAACGTGGGCCTCCAAACTTTTCTTTTCTATTTCTGTTGACATTGTATTAAGTCTCCGTTTTTCTTTAAACGATGCTGTGATTAAATGAGCCTAAGTTAAACCATAATGTGTGCCATAATAATTTTATAACAAGCATCTATCTTTGTTATACTTTTATTTAATTAGTCCTAAATAAAACTAATGTATGTATTTTTAATTTTACTGAGTAGAAAGGGCGGATTTTATCCCGCCCTTTCAATTTTAAGTATGTACTTAATTAAATATTAAGCAAACTTCATGCCGCCACTAGTTGTAACAACTGTTGTCAAACCAGCGTTGGCCAATTCAGTTTGCAAACCGCTAGCGTCGAAGCTAGTAGCTTCAACCAAAACGCTAACAATACCGCTGTTATCATTCTCAACTTGGTAAGCGATGATAGAGCTACGTGTAGCGATAACACGCAACATTGTTTCAACTTGACCACCAACACCCATTTCGCCACGTAGATCAGCATTGCTGTCGATCTTGAATGCGGTTGGGTGCTTGCCGATGCCAGTAGCGATAATTGTGCCAATGCCAGAACCATGTGTACCAACATCAACGTTTACAACGCCTTTAGCGTCACCGTTTGTACGAGTAAAAATTGCCATTTTAAATTCTCCTAAATATTATGGACACAACCCTGTGTCTCATAATAATATTTATGTAGATTTTGAAATAATTATCAATATAGTAATTATCGAATGCCTGCTTCAGTATTTAATTGTGCATTAAGTTGATCGGTTGCGCCAACTATTTCTCCATTTGGTCCGATCCAAGATAATAGATATTTTGAATTGTTAAAATCAATTTGAGTGTTACCCGGAACTAATTTTTTAACATTTGTCGAAATGCTAGGTCTATTTGCTGCTGCTGCATTTTGTTTTTCAACATATTCAGGAGACAGCTTTAAAGCATAGGTTTTTTTAATATACTTTAAAATATTTTCATTATTAAACTCGCCATCTGTAGATACTGTATAGTCTGGTAATTCGTCAACATTCAAACCAAAATAATTTCTCATCCATTTTGAAAATTGATTGGCATATTGTTGTTGATTATCCTCTACATTGTTTTGATTTGGATTTGTTGAGGTATTTTTAACAGTTAGTGGGCCTAAATTGCTATTTTCCAACCCAGCTTCTATTGTTCCCCATTGTTGAAGAACTTCTTTTGACCATTTATCAATATCTTTTTGACCAGATTTTAAACCTTTTGATCTAGGGTCGGACATCTTGTTATAAAATTTTCCAGCAGAACTGACTGTATTTTTAATTTTATCCCAGACTGGACCTTCTACTATAATTTCATTAACTTTCATCATTACCCTCTTCTGATTTATTAAGTGATCTTAATTTTCTTGTAAATTTTGCTGGGTCTTGCATACGAATACTATTGATAAGTCTGCGCTCAAGCTCTAAGGCCGTTTCCTCATCATATGATACTCTAATAGAATTAATAATATTAATGGCGCCTTGTATAATATTAGTTGCCCTACTTTCTAAAACCTGATTTTGATCTCTGGTTGATAGGAATAAGTCTAAATCTTCAAGAATACCTCGAGTCTTTTTTTGCAAAATATGCCCCAATCTTCTAATATTTATGCACTATTAAATATTATTTGACTTCAATGAACTAAGCATTTGTCTAAGTTTAGTACTACCACCTTCCGCAGATACTTTTGGGGATTGTTCCCATGCCGGAGTTCCTGTTGCTCTTTCCCAATTAGGTTTTTTAGTTAACTCCCCATCCGAAGTCTGTTTACCCTTAATTTGACTCATGATATTTGACACAGGAGTTTTATTTTCACTTTCCTGTCCCTCTTCACCAGGATCAGTAATACGCAGGCTTTCAATATTAAAATCCAAATCAACTTTAGTACCAACGCCACTACTACTACGAGTTTTCATAAATTGAATTTGATACCTACCACGCTCTCGCATTGCTCTACTAGTAAAAATACCAATAACATTGTCGGCTGTTTGAATTTTACTCAATCCACCACTGATATGACTATGATCAAATTCAATCTCATCAACTGCCCCACGATTTAACTGAGCCGCCGTAACTACTACACATTGAGTTTCCATTGCCAAGTTACGCAGCTCCTCGCTGACGTATTTGTCTTTGACAAACAAATCAGACGGAGAAACTTTGACAGAAAGCGGCATCATAAGGTCTAGATAGTCTACTAAAATAATGTCGGGTTTTAGCCCCGTTTTTACTTGATATTCCTTTAAATATGCACGTAAATCGTTGCAATTCTTACCTGTTGGTAGATATTTGATTTGCATCCCACCAGCTTTTTTACCAGTGAGTCTAACTTTCATTTCAACATCATCCAAATTTCTAAATACATCTTTACTAGCGACCCCGGTGATCATACTATCAATACGCATACCTACCAATTCTTCACTAAGTTCGAAAGTAAAATAAATCACATTCAACCCAGCAAAACTAAAATTTACTCCCAAGTTTGCTAAGAACAAGCTCTTACCACCCCCTGAGCCAGCGCAAAAAATATCTAACTCACCACGCTTAAACCCACCATATAACTTTTTGTCAACAGTGGGCCACCCTGTGCTAAGTTGTCCAGAATTGTCACGTAATTTTAAAAGCCTGGTTCTAGGATCGGAATAGTAATCTGTACCCATATCTCTAGTCAACCCAATTTGTACTGCATCCTTTATTAACTTTTCTACAGGATCATATTCGCCCTTTTCTAATAGATCAGCAGCTTTGAGAATAGCACGTTCTAATTCACCTCGTTTACTAAATCCTTCAAATTCATTAAAAAACCATTCATAATGACCATCATTTAATTCTGGTACTGGTTTTAATTCAAGACCAGTTGTGGCGGCAATTTGCTCATACGTAGGTAGAGTCTTATATTGATCAATGTGTTCTTTTAAAAAAGTTGCAGTTGAACGCAAACTTCTATCAAAATTTTCTGGATTATAAATGCTTGAAACACGCACATAAGTTTGTGAATCTTGAAGCATCATCTCCAGAAAAAGTCGTTGCAAATCACTATTATATTCTTTAGTCATAATATTATATATATTTTTTCTTACGTAACTGTATCTTTAGTTTGCTGGTCTCGACAGAATCTAGTATTGACTTTAAGGTGAATAATTTTCCATATTTGATCACAGCTTCATTAATATCTTTACAAGTCTCCGACCAAACTGGAAACGCAACATTCCATCCATACTCCATAGCATGGTCGATTAATTTGGATCCAGGCCATTTTTTATTGTCTATATCAAAATCCGGGACAACAATGACTTCTCTACCTAAACCGTCAATGACGTCAGCTTGTTGCTCACTGCACTCGTTACCCAAAACAGCAACCCCATCAATACTCATTGCATCAAAAACACCCTCACATACTATAACAAAACGCCAATTAGACTTTTGATTATTGATATTAAAAACAAAGTTGGGTTCATGTTGTGTATAGTATTTAGGTTTGATGGCGCTGTCAATAGCTCTGGCAGTCCAGCCAATAATCGTGTCTTGCCAATAAAATGGTATTATTACTCTATGACTTAATTTATGTTCGTGACTATCGCTCCAATAAAAATTATATTTTTCAATGTCAATTTTTCTATTGAACAAATAATCAACAGTTGAATGATAATTTTTGGGCACATTTTGCCACTCAGCTAATTCATAAAAACCAGCCAATTCATATAATGTTCTTGCAGATTCAGGCAATGGTCTAACTGCATAATTGACTGCAATATCTTTTTTTATTTCAATTTGAGGGTTAGTTAATTCTATATATTCTTTAACCCTAATAGCCTCAATCACTAATCTTTTTATTGTTGACTCATCGGCACCAAGCCAGGATAATAATTTTCTAAACTTGTAGGCTAGTGGTCTTCCAGAAGTATAGTTAGCAGTAAAATTGCAATTAAAACAACTGTAAGAAATAGATTCATCACCATTTTTTATTATACCACCACGCCCTCTGGTGTCAACACTTTCGCCATTATGATGACAACAAACAGCATTTCCGGATATCCACCCAGAAGATGTCTGTTTAGTTTTTCTATTTGACCCCCACAATGTGGTAGTCGTTTCGATAATTTGATTAGTCAAAGATTTTTAAAGATTGATAATTTTTACAATTATAGCATCAACCCAATCTAAATTCAACCACCAAATATATCAATTTTTAATACAAATTGGTTCCAGAAATTAGCCATTCAGTATCGGTTATTTTGATGACGGTAGCAACACCGCCAGAAGATAAAATCCTATTACCTGTCACTTGAGAATTTCCACTATAATAAATAGAGTCGGAACAAGTTATGTTTATATTCCCCCCAGTTGGATGATTAATAAACGTTAATACTGTACCAATCGGATAAGCAACGCTAGAATTAGTAGGAATGGTCCAAGTTCTTGCTGAGTCTAGAGCAGGGTGAAATATTTGTTTCCCATTATCTGACAAAGATGTTACATAGTTACTGCTTTGAATATTTTGAGGCACAATTTTTGTACCTATCTCATATCCGTTAACTGTGGCATTACCAGTAAATGTTGGATTTAATACATTTACACTACCAGAACTTCCAGTATAACCAAACGAACCACTAGGACCATTTGCACCAGCACTACCAGTATAACCAAGAGGACCAGTTGGACCAGTATATGTAAATCCTTGAATTTTGGATCCTTGAATCATCCAGGCTGTTGTTGATATACGCAATGCACTAGCCATACCGCCAGCAGTGATAACAAATGAACCGCTCACAGTAACACCATTTACTGTTAATGTGTCAGAACTAGCAATAGTAATATCACCGGCCCCCAATTGATTAACAAATGTCAATGTTGCACCAATCGGATAAGCAACACTAGCATTAGTAGGAATAGTCCAAGTTCTAGCAGTTGTGTCTGTCGATGGATGTAAAATGTGCCCTGCTTTATCACTCAATACTGTTGTGTAGTCTGTAGAAATAATATTTTGGCTTAGATCAGTAGCTACAGGGCCAGTTGCACCAATACTACCAGTATAACCAATACTACCAGTGTATCCAATACTTCCCGTGTATCCAGCAGGACCAACATAGAGCTCTCCACCAATTCCAATACCTTGTATATTCCATTCTGTCGAATCGACTTTAAAGGCAGATGCTACAGCACCAGGAACTAACAATATTGGACCATATTGTCGTTGTCCACCAAACACTACTGTATCATTGAAAACTAATGATACGTTTCCAGAACCTGATTGGTTTATAAATGTCAGTGCCGTTCCAACAGGAAAAGAAACCAATGAATTTGAAGGAATTGTCCATGTTCTAGCAGTTGGGTCAATTTTTGGATGGAATAATTGTTTTCCACTATCTGACAAAACCAAACTATAATTTGATGTTATGATATTCTGAGGTAATATTTTAGTTCCCACTTCATAACCATTTATAGTAACGTTTCCTGTTAAAACTGCATCACTTGTGATTGTAGACAACATTGACTGGCCGTTAGCAAAGAATAACTTATCTGAATAAACTGCACCAGCAAATACATTACCTGCAATACCTGCACCACCAGCAACTTGTAATGCACCAGTTGTTGTGCTTGTGGATGATGTAGTATTTGAAACTACTAATATATTACTGGTGGGGACGTTCCAAGAACTTATACCAGACGTAAATCTAGTACCATTTGAATAAAAGATATTGTCTGAATAAACTGCACCAGCAAATACATTACCACCAACGCCCACACCACCAGCAACCTGTAATGCACCAGTTGTTGTGCTTGTGGATGATGTGGTATTTGAAACTACTAATATGTTACTGGAGGGGACGTTCCAAGAACTTATGCCAGATGTAAATCTAGTACCATTTGAATAAAAGATGTTGTCTGAATAAACATTTCCTACAAGATTGCCTAAGAAATAACTTGCCGCAATGTTTGAGGTGGTGGTAAATGCGCCGTTTTTATATTCAAAAGTAACTGAGGAAAATGATAGTCCAGATGCATTGGAAATCACTGGAGATCCTGTAGCGGTTATTGCCCAATTATTTGAACTTCCATCAATAAACGTTGCTGCATGGCATGCTAAGAAATTGACGGTTCCAGAGGACACTGTTGTAGTCAATGCAGAGGAAGGGGGAGTGAATGCCGCAGTATACAAAGCACCATTAATAACAATTCTCACATTGGATATATACCCAGTGAGAGTAGAGCTGGCCGCATCATTAACCCAAGAAGATGCGACTCTTGTTCCAGAAAGTAAAAATACACCAATATTGCTATCTAAAGTTACAGAATACGATATCGATCCACCAAGAACTCCATTTACAAAAATCCTAATTAGATTAGATGAGTCACGAGTTACTGCAACATGATACCAGGCATTAGCCGTAACGGCTACCGAACTAGTTATAATATTTAAACTATCACTAGCGATTCCTCTAGAAGCATTCAACGTCGGATATCCATTAACAATAAATAGATTCCATCCTCTATTACTAGTTCCGGACGATTGCCAATTCGACACAATAGTTTGTGTGCCTGTGACTGATGAGAGATTGACCCAAGCTTCTATAGTAAATTGCTGATTTGCAACCATGTAAGCATTGTTAGATGCTGCGTTTAGATAATTTGAGCCATTGAATTGAACAGAATTTGCCTGTATTTGCACATTTAATGCATTGGACGAAGCAGCTATAGATACAGCAGATATCCAAGACAAACCATTAGCAAATAATAAATTATCTGAATAAACTTTATTAACAAATAAATTACCCGCAATACCAGCACCACCAGCAACCTGTAATGCACCAGTTGTTGTGCTTGTGGATGATGTGGTATTTGAAACTACTAATATATTACTGGAGGGAACATTCCAAGAACTTATACCAGACGTAAATCTAGTACCATTTGAATAAAAGATATTGTCTGAATAAACTGCCCCAGCAAATACATTACCCTCAATACCAGCACCACCAGCAACCTGTAATGCACCAGTTGTAGTTGATGTTGAACTTGTTGTGCCAGTAATTCTAATAGTTTTACTGACTGACAACTCTTCTGTCGAAGCTGATGACGAAACTGTTGATGATGATTGCGCAACCGACGAATATGATGCACCGTTTGAATAAAACAAATTATCAGCAAAAAGTCTACCGTCCAAATATAAATCTTCAGCACTTCATGTTAGTGGTGGAGCAAGCATTGCTGAAGATTTATATTTGGGCGGTA